TATTGATGGCCTCATCCACACGCAGCAGCGTCTGTTCATCGTCGTGGCGGCCCATAATAATCTGCCGGTCAATCAGCCAGCTTTCCTCACCCGGCCCCCATCCCCATACGCGCATTTCGTAGCGGTCCAGCTGGGAGTCGATACCGGCGGTCAGGTAAGCCACACGGTCAGGAACGGGCGCTGAATAATACTCTTTCCGCTCTGCCATCACTTCAGCATCCGGACGTTCGCCGATTTTCGCTTCCCACGTCTCACCGAGCGTGGTGTTCACGAAGGTTTTACGTTTTCCCGTATCCCCTTTCGTCTTCATCCAGTCTTTGACAATCTGCACCCAGGTGGTGAACGGGCTGTACGCCGTCCAGATGTGAAAGGTCACGCTGTCCGGCGGCTCAATCTCTTCACCGGATGACGAAAACCAGAGAATGCCATCACGGGTCCAGATCCCGGTCTTTTCGCAGATATAACGGGCATCAGTGAAGTCCAGCTCCTGCTGGCGGATGACGCAGGCATTATGTTCGCAGAGATAAAACACGCTGGAGGGATCATCCGGCGTCCATTTGAGGCCAAACGGCGTCTCTTTATCGCCAAATTTAAGGTACTGCTCCTCCCCGCAGTGCGGGCAGGCAACATGAAAACGCATAAAATGCGGGGATTCACTGGCTGCACGCTCAATCTGGCAGGTGCCTCTCACTTTGGGCGTGGAGCCACGGATGGACTTTGGCCAGACAGAGCCTTCAATACGCTTATCGCCCAGGAACGTCGGAGAGCCTTCCTGTTCAATATCATCATCAAAAGCAGCAAGTTCATCATAACCCGCCACATCCACCGACTTTTCACGGTAGTTTTTTGCCGCTTTACCGCCCAGGCACCAGAAGCCACGCCCATTAGTGAAACGCTTCATGGTGAGCGTGTTATCCCGGTGCTTTTTGCCATACCACGGGGCCAGCGCCAGCAGCGACGGAATATCACGAATAGTCGGCTCAACGTGGGTTTTCATAAAGTTCTCGGCATCACCATCCGTCGGCAACCAGATAAGGGTGTTGCGCTGCTTATGCTCTATAAAGTAGGCATAAACACCCAGCAGCATTTTGGAATAACCGACACGGGCAGACTTCACCACATTCACCTCACGGATGTAGTCGCTGCCCATCGCATTCATGATGGTCCGCTGAAAGGGCAGTGTTTCCCAGCGCCCTTCCTGGTATGCGGATTCTTTCGGGAGATAGTAATTAGCATCCGCCCATTCAACGGCGGTCTGTGGCTCCGGCCTGAACAGTGAGCGAAGCCCGGCGCGGACAAAATGCCGCAGCCTGTTAACCTGACTGTTCGATATATTCACTCAGCAACCCCGGTATCAGTTCATCCAGCGCGGCTGCTTTGTTCATGGCTTTGATGATATCCCGTTTCAGGAAATCAACATGTCGGTTTTCCAGTTCCGGAAAACGCCGCTGTACCGAGAGAGGGATCCCGTCAAGAATACTGGCAATTTCACCTGCGATCCGTGACAGCACGAAAGTACAGAATGCGGTTTCCACCACTTCTGCGGAGTCTCTGGCATTCTTCAGCTCCTGTGCGTCGGCCTGCGCACGCGTAAGTCGATGGCGTTCGTACTCAATAGTCCCAGGCTGGAGATCTGCCTCACTGGCAGCCCTGTAATCCTCAACCTCTTTACGGAGTTTTTCATTTTCGATATCAGCCTCCCTCTGCGCATACCACTGAATTGCCATGGAGGTATCAAATACAGATTCAACGTCCTTACCACCTCCGGAGACGCAAGGGAGTCCCTGAGACTGCCAGCGTTCAATCGTTCGCGGATCCACGTTGAAAATTTCGGCAAGTTTCTTTTTATTAACCTTCATGAAACAGTCTCACAACAAACACAGGGTCCGACATGAAAGTGCCCGAAAATGACTTTTTTAGGCGTTTTCATGTCGGACCTTTTACGGATTCGATATTAGAAAAAACAAATAGTTATGTTCGAGAAGTACCGACATGATTTTCCCCGGAAAATTTTCATAAATAGCGAAAACCCGCGCGCCTTCCGCCCCGTGGCAGGCCACCCCACCGGAAGGACCCGCACAAATGAGAGCGTTTGTCATTAACATTTACAGATAAGATGACGTACATCATTGAAACGCCATTCAGCCATATACCGGCAGCATTCGTAGTTGCACTCCGTAACTCTGCGACTAAGGTTAAAAACATGGCCCTCTTTTGCCACCGGCAAATCTTCAATGGATTTCCCCTGCCGGTTTTTTATTTTCGTCGATGCATAACATTGCATTTACATCAATAGCGGCTATTGTCATTAGTATGTTGCATCAATGCATGGGTGGTATTGGCGGTCTTCGCCGGCCGCTTCTGTGTAGCTGCTCCCTGTGACCGGTTTTTTATTTCTCACATTACAGCAACCCCTTAGAGTGAAGGGCTGCTGTAATGCCTGTTACTCACGAATCAGGCGAGCACTCTTACTATTCATTTCAATACGCGAATACTGCGGTTTACCATCAATGATGTCTGTCATTACGAACACCTCACCCGGCTGCAGTTCAACTGCACCTTCCGGTAATTTCATACCGGCAAATACCGGACAACCCGGATGACGATCATCTTCTGTTGCTTCCAGCATTGACTCACCAAACCACTCCGTCGTGGCGCGACCATCAGCTGCTTTGTAGTGGATCAAGTACTGGTTTTCGCCATCCGCATACTGCGCGCGGGCTTTAACCTCACCCCATTCATCACTGATACGCATCTCCACCAGTTGAGACAACTCAAACTTAAACGGAGCAGCATCAGCACCAATTACAATCGGTTTGTTTTCTGTTTTTTCCATCATCGTCTCCTGATATCGAAGCCCGTCGCCGCACCGGGCACTGATCAACATTTGAGTATTCGCGGCGACAGAAAGAATTTATTTTATTGAGTAGCCACAAACACAGAATTTCATGCTTACCGGACGCTGGCGCATCCTTCATTTTTCAGCAAAATATTCTGCTCTTACAGGCGATCAGTTCTGCAGACACTGCCGAACACCGTCGACAATTTCACAGACCTGAGACGCGGTATCGAAAAGCTGGCGCGCCTTATCCAGGCTGACGCACCCCACCAATAAAAAAGGCACCAGTATCGCTACCAGTGCCCGTTTCCCCGCCGTTCGCGGCATTCTGTGTGTCCAGTGTTTTCGCGCCATATCACCACCAACGCACAGCCCAAATCAGAACAGCGACCGCCACAAGGCGAATTGCAAAGGCCGCAGCCCTTGTCAAATCAAGGCTCGCGGGAGTTTCCATTTCAATACCTTTCATAATGGACAACCTCAAAAAGAATCTTTTATACTTTCCCACGAGGATTTTCTCCGTACTCACTAATCACAATTTCCCCTTTGACGTGAAAACTAAAAACCCCGGACTGTTCCCCCAGCCGGGGTTTTGTTTTACTTATCGCTTCAGCTGAAAGTGAGGTCCGTCTTTCAGCGTTTTCCAGTCCCCGCCCCATTCGATAGCGATCCCCAGCTCTGCGGCAGCCTGCTTAAATGCCTGTGCGATTTTCTCGTACAGAGGCCACTCCCATGACACCTGGCTGCCGATGTAGGCCACAACATCCACCGCATCACCGGTCAGGTGGCGGCTGTTCATGGTCTGGCTTTTCCCTTCCGCAACCAGCTGTTTCTGGCGATACTTACTGCGCAGGCCTTCCGTAATACCGAAATCAACCTCCGTCAGCTCCAGCGCACGGCGAACTACAGCAACCAGCTGTGGTTTGACACCCTCCAGATTTTTTTCACTGCGACGGCTGAATCTGAATTTACCCGGCATATTCACCTCAACAATGGAAAGATTTTTGTGACGTTCCCGCGTGCGCGTATCACCAGCACGCAGAACAGCAGGTTAAAAAACACTTCCAGCCAGCCCGTTGCTAACGGGCGACCACACAGATAGCTGAGGGGCGCAAAGGCATACAGCAGCATCAGCAGCCAGGCCAGCCATGACACCAGCGGTTTATGTCTGGAATCACGGCGACGATAAAAAAAGAGCATCAGCACGATAACCGTGCATAACGCCACATTCAGCAATCCGGGAAGGTTACTTAACATTGCCGCCTCCTCCACCCCGCAGGCGGGAGAACACACCGGACACCAGCGATGCAATATCCTGCTGGTGGATGAACGAGAGAATCTTCACCGACACCACCGAGACCAGCACCGCGCAAAGCGCATCTGCTGATGTACCGTCATACCCTGTTTTTGATGCAATCCAGGCTGACAGCACACGCGCTCCCAGCACGCCGACAATAAACGACACCAGAAAATGCGCCACCACGCGCCAGACTGAAAGTGACTGCGGCATCGTTGCCACAAATAACGCCCCGGCGAACGCGCCAAACACAATCCCGAAATCCATCCCGGTAAACAGCCCGAATACCGTCGCGCCACCCAGCGCCGCAGCCGTGCCGGAACCGGATAAGGGTTCAGACATACTTCCTCCTGAAAATAAAAAAAGGGCCACCAGCGACCCGTAAAAAAACACCCCGTCAAAGGCACCCGCAGATGCCTTTTGTGTGATGTTATTCAGATTTACGCAGTAAAGGCCGGAGCACGATCAGCGCCATCGCCACCAGCACACCATCTGCCAGCACTGACATCAGTCGTCCGGTGAAATCCACCATCACTACCAGAAACAACAGGATGACAGCCAGCACAAGGCGCGCACTTTTCACAGGTACTGCTCCAGTGGCAACTGCAGCGCCTGCGCAATTTTCTTCAGTTGCGCTTCTTCTTCCTGACCGATACCGTCCTGGTCAGCGATATCCAGACACAGACACAGCACATTCACAGTATCATCAGTATCTGCAACATCAGTCAGCTGACGAAGGGCTTCAGCATTAGCAGAACGCGGTGGCGCTTCATAACGGGCGCGGATATGAAAAAGGCCCGCCAAAGCGAGCCTGGAAAAATAAGCGTGGCGCGTTGTACTGGATTCGAACCAGTGACCGATTGCTTAGAAGGCAATTGCTCTGTCCGGCTGAGCTAACAACGCATAATGCAGATAATGGATTGCCATCGGGGACCCGAGCCCCACACAGCCAGTTTCGAAAGCTGACGCTCTCTGCCGATGAGCTAATGGCGGTATGTGATGGTGGCCCTTGCTGGATTTGAACCAGCGACCTGGCGATTATGAGTCGCTCGCTCTCACCACTGAGCTAAAGGGCCGGGAGCAGAATAATAATGGTGCGTAATTAATTCTGCAATCTCATCCGTTTCAAACGATTAAATCCTGAACTTCCCTGACTGTCTGTTCAAAACGTCCTGTCTCCAGCTCAACACCAATCGCACAACGCCCCAGTGCCATCGCCGCTTTTACCGTTGAACCTGAACCCATAAAAAAATCTGCAACCAGGTCTCCCGGACGACTGCTCGCGTTGATTATCTGCTGCAGCATTTCTGCCGGTTTTTCGCACGGATGTTTCCCTGGATAGTACTGCACCGGTTTATGCGTCCAGACATCGGTGTACGGAACCTGCGCCGTCACACCGAAATACCGCCGCAAATTTTTATATTCACTCAGCAGTTCCGTATACTGCCGGTTCAGCTCACTGTATGTGCTGACCAGCTGGTGGTGTGGCTTTTCCAGTTCCCCGCGCTGATGTTTTTCTGCCGCAACACGCGCAAACAACGCCTGCAATTTGTTGTAATCACCCTCGTTCGGTAACTGCCACTGACTGGTACCAAACCAGTGCGAAGCCATGTTTTTCTTTCCGGTGGCTTCCGCTATCTGTTTTGACGTTATTCCCAGTGATTTACGCGCATCACGAAAGTAAGAAATCAGCGGGGCCATGACGTGCTGTTTTAGCTCGCGCCCCTGTGCCACATAGCCATCATCTTTCGGGCGATACGGTCCCTGATAATGTTCTGCAAACAGAATGCGCTCTGTTGCCGGAAAATACGCCCGCAGACTTTCCTTATTGCACCCGTTCCAGCGTCCGGACGGCTTCGCCCAGATAATGTGGTTCAGCACATTAAAGCGCTCACGCATCATGATTTCGGTGTCAGATGCCAGGCGATGACCACAGAACAGGTAAAGACTTCCGGCAGGCTTCAGTACCCGCCAGAACTGCGCCAGACACTGGTCCAGCCATTTCAGGTAATCATCGTCGCCCTCCCACTGGTTATCCCAGCCCTCGGGCTTCACTTTAAAGTATGGCGGGTCTGTGACTATCAGATCGACAGAGTTTTCCGGTAAGGTCTGGATAAATTCCAGGCAATCAGCGTTGATTAACTCACAACTGGATATTTTTACAGTATTAATCATAGATCAATAAGCACTTCTCTGATAGGCTCATACCGCTTTTGCGCAAAGCAGATGGGCCTGAGGTTTGCTTGTGACCCCAACGCATGAGCAGATGGCTGGCAGGTGCCGCTAACACCCACCAGCCGCCCATTACCACAAATTAAAAAACCTTCACTGAGGAAGGCGTCTGTAACAACCGAACTGATAATCTGCCAGACCCGCCATAACAAGCTGAGTCAGTATTAACTGGCAGCGTTCGCGTGAAAGGTAAGTATTCTGCGCAATTTCCCCGACGGTCGCCGGTTCGGTGACGCTTAATTCATTAAACACCACTCTGGCGGTTTCGGTCATATCCTGCTGTTTTAGCATGCCTTTTTCCCTTTTCCGGTTAACGTGACATACCAATACCTCTTGTCGAAAAAGCCAGCAAGCTGAAAGACCGGCATTCGCAACCACCAGCGCATTTAACGTCCTGTACCGCTTTTCGGGCACAAAAAAACCCGCATAAAGCGGGTTCTTTCAGGTGTCCATGTCTGCTATTCGCCTCGCGGTATAGCTTTGCGAAGCGTAGCTGGATTGAAACAGTTTATGCGTAAAAAATCAAGACATTTTTTGAGCAAACGATTCTCGCATAGGGATGTATAGCGCATATTCAGCAACAGCCAACCAATTAGCAATTCGCTTTTCGCATGTACTAAAACACCATTCCGGGTGCACCTCATTCAACAATTCAGCCATTTTGCGTTTACTCATCCCCCGCCCTTCGTACCTTTGCCGCAGGATATCAATCAATCCAGGATAACGTGCAAGCGCTTTACTTATCACCCCATCAATGCGTAACGCCTCTGCATCAGTACAGTGAGACAACCAGCTCTTCTGTCTGCCAGCGATCATCTCTCGCAAGAATGCTTCCAGCTCTGGTTTATCAATCCCTGACTCCCTGATTCTACGCAGGGCTTCATTGATTGCGGTTTTTGTCAGTTTTTTGGATGCCAGCAACTGATTGAACATATTTCCTGGTTTGCCACCACCTATATACGACCAACGCCCCCACATCCGTAATTTCCCCTGGATCCAGACGGCTTCCAGCGTTTTTAGACGTAAATGCTCGCCGCTTTTGCCTGTAATTTCCGGGTATATCATATTTACGATCACTCACTCTCAATTTTGTAAATCTTCACGCCCAGCCGCCCCCCAGGAACGCGCTGACCGCGCACAATATTGATTTCATCAAACTGCTCGTCGTCTATGAGAAGTCCGGCATGCGTCAGCGCATCCAGTGGTGCTTTCAGGATATTGTCCAGGTCACGACGACGTTTATCCGGTGGCTCTGCAATAATCTTTATCGCCAGCCTTCCGGACAGGTTTAATTTCAGCCGCTGCTGGCGAACAATAAGCGCCACATCACGGCGATAACGCTCACCGGCTTTTGATACAAAATATGTGCTGCCACGACGTCGCCAGTAAGTGTTCACCGTTGGCGGGTAAGGCAAAACAAATTCTATGCGTTCAGTCATTCATGCTTTCCACTTCAGGACACCCGAATTTCTCGCGTGCATTAAAAAACGAATCAGCAACAACAGCTGGCTGCCGTGTTTTTCTTCAAAATCTTTTACCCCGGCGTGTAGTTCGCTATGGCATTTACGGCACAGCGGAATAACAAACAAATCATCAGCCTTTGTTCCCATCCCTCCCAGTCCATGACCAATGATGTGATGCGGATCATCTGCCTGATTACCACACGTCATGCATTTCTGCGTTTTTACCCAGCGCGTGTATACAGGCATCTCTTCCCGTCGTGGTTTCTGGCGCTGGAGATACTGAGCCGGAGACTCCGGATCAACGGCGATGCTTACTAACGTCTTTTCCTGGAGTGGGGGCTGTTGCTGGTGGACGTGAAGTGGCAGCGCAATATTTTTTGTGCGCTGCTTCAGTATGCTGGTGGCAGTCTGTTCTCCCGGTACGATGTCACTCTCACGGTATACGGAGCGGATTTTTTCCACCGGTAATCCCAGTGAACGACACAATACAGACTCCGGAAGCGCATCAGCCACCTGATTGCAGACCGCCCACCAGGATAATTCGGCCAGCGATAACTCCCTCTCCTGCGTACCGCTGATTGCGTGACGGATGACGTCAATCATCCATGCTGACAAGTTTTGGTGAGCAAGTTGCTCAAGTGATTCTGAGGTCTGGTCACACAACTGGTTGTCGCAGTGCCAGCACAACACCATTGCGCCGGTACCATAACGGTGAATGACGGTTTCACTGTGGTGATAATCACCGTGTGGCCACTGGCAGGATTTAATATGGCGCAACAGCCAGTCAGACAGTGCACCAGCGCCGCCAGCAGCACGAATCACACGCTCATTGCTGAAAAATGGCAGTAATGATTTATCCTCCGCCAGCGGCTGGCGAACGGCAGGGACGACTCCGGATGGCAGGCCGCACATGCTTTTCGGTTCCGGCTCCACCAGCACTCGAGGATTATGAAATATCTGTATGGATTCACGGCCCGGCTTAAGGACCACCAGCCCAAGCTCAGGCACCAGAACAGGTCTAAGTAATACCCGCACGTTACCTCCAGATCCGTTGCTGGAAAGTGCGGGACGGACGTGGTGGGCGTTCGGAATAAGGCAGCCTGACAGAGATTATCCAGTGCCGATAGTCGAGACTGAGAGCTTTCTTAACCTCGAACCCGCGCCTGCGGTAAGAATGAATCAGCCATTCGGCCTGTTCTTCAGTACATGGTGGGTGTTGGTACCAGTCGGTTTTAAATGCGTGTGAACGCCGCTCATGCCGGATGGCAAGGTCGGTATCAGAATTGTGAAATTTGGTTTTGTGCGCCATCTGTTTTCTCTGCTGGCGCAGCAGGTGTCAGGTGTTCAGGCTGACGTGCGAATTGTAAACCAGAATGCCAGGAAAAAACAAAACCCGCCGAAGCGGGTTAAGTGCGGGTGCGTTGAGGATGCCTGACACATCAGAGGTGGCGAGGGATTTCTCCCCCGCCAGGTCTCTTACTCCTCAGGTTCGTAAGCTGTGAAGACAGCGACCTCCGTCTGGCCGGTTCGGATTCGTACCTCGCAGAGGTCTTTCCTCGTTACCAGTGCCGTCACTATGACGGTTAAACAGATGACGATCAGGGCGATTAACATCGCCTTTTGCTGCTTCATAGCCTGCTTCTCCTTGACCTTTCGGTCCGTAAGAGGCTAATCTCTATGTGTCGCATAGATATGGCCTCAGATTAATGTTAAGCGTCTTGCAGGACGCGTAATGTTAACTGGGGCTTTTCTCTATCTGCCTTTTGGTGTTCATGCCTGAGACAGATAGCCTCAAGCACCCGCAGTCATTCTACTTAACTAAGATTTCCCCGCAAACCGTTTTTGTCCGGCACAGTAAATATCCAACTAAACCAATGGCGTTCGCTGTATTTACCGCCAGTATTCAATGCACATGACCGCCATGAACACCCCTAAAAAAAGGGCATTTATATATCCAAATATTAATATCAAAACATCAACTTTTTCCATATACCTTGCTGTGAAGATGATGGGCATACATGATACGAACAACCAGAACGCAACAAACAAAAACTGCAATGCGTTTTTCATTATTCCTCCTACAATCAATGTGCAATTACATTTAAACACACCTCAATTTGGCCGGACATATAAATATCTAAACCAGAAAAAATCACTTACATAGCGTTACAAACTCTTTAGTCTAAATATTCATCGTAAAACATTCCCCATACTTATCAGCCCGTTCTGCGCTAGGTAGCTCATTGCCTTATCTGGGAATCTGTAATCAGGTTTCCGGATGCTGGTGGATTTTCGCGTTTTAGTTGTTCATAAAAGTGCACAGCTTTAACCAGTTCTTCTGATGTAACCGGGACTGGCGGGGCAGTGAATAAGGCCTGAATTTCATAGTTCGGCCTGTCGTTACAATCCTCTTTTTTCGGTACATATTTCCAGTCACCAGACCACTACTTCCCCTGAAAGTCCGTAACGCCTTTTTTTTCACGTAGCGATATCGCCATGCCACTGTTTTTGCTTGCCCCGCCGTTTCATGCCCTTCCTGATAATTAACCTCGCTCATTCATCGCCCCACTCATCACAATATGCTTCGACCGGAGTTTTTCCTGCTTCATAATCATCACGCCATGCTTCAGCATCAGCAGCACTGCCACCACGTAACTCTGCATAGTCCATTAACAGTTCATGCCATTCTTCAAAACTGACGTTGTATTTAGTTGAACCAAAATCAGCCATTTTGTTCTTCCTCTTCGTCTTTTATTTCGTGATATGAGTAATTGCAGTAGTTAAAGAAAATATCTTTTTCTTCGTCATGTATTTCATCAGGCGTCGCATCATCATCCACTTCGAATTCATCCTCGAAATCTCCACCGGCTATTCCCGTTTCAATAATTATTTTAAACTTTCGCATTTAACTACCGCCCTTTCGGGCGGCCTCCTGATGTTCTGAGGGTGCAGAAATCCCTCCGGTTAAGGATTAAATTTTTAACAGAGCTAAATTTAATTATTCAGTTCTGGATTTTGTCGCCCTGCGTATCCGCGCTTTCGCGTTACGCTCAATCTGAATTAGCTTTTCTATATTTTTTCGCCTTTCCCGCTCCTCCTGACGCAAGAGCCTTACATCATCTGCCAGTCTGGTTTCTCTTTTCGCCACAGAGAGCATCCAGTCAAATGGCTCCACAACTGCACCGCAGATTTTACAGCGGACCTGACGCTCTTTTTCGTCAACCCGGACAGAGGCGTGATGACAATATGGTCTTTCCGATGGCTCATAAAGAAAATTAACCTGATTACGAGGGTCATCCTCTTTTACCGGAAATAAAACGATATTGCTTAACTCATCCTCTGGTTTTATTTCCATGCTCCTCTCCTTTGATGCGAATGCCAGCGGTAATTGAAGCCTGATAGCTAATTTCACTCACAGTACCGCCTCCTGAAAATTACCCTGATAGAAAGCCAGTACACGCTGCATAGCTTCACTCTTCCGGCACTCGCGACAGATTATGTTTAGGCGACTGTCGTAGCGACGTATTTCTCCGTCAGGTAACGACCAGATAAGGTCCGGATCAACCACAACCGGTTTCTTCAGCTTTGCCCTCGATAATTTTTTGCGGGCATTTTGCCAGTCTTTACGAGCCTGTTCAGACGGGAATAACCCGTAGCCAGAATTGTATACATCGCCACTGGCAACCAGCTCTCTGGCCAGAACGCTCATCAGATATCTTGTTGCCCCAGTTTTAGCTTCCAGTTGTCGTAACGTCTCGCGCCCACTCTGGCGTACGAGTTCAAGAACCTGTCCTTTAATTTTTTCCCGCTCTTCTTGTGTAAAAACTTTTGCCACAAGCCCTCCTGAAAATTACCTCATGACCAGAAATTAACACTTACCCCCTGAAGCCCGGCGGAATTTCGTTATCCGGTTCAGAAATATGATTCACACAACGCTGGTTGTTCGTGCCGCTTACCGGGAGCAGCCAGGGGTTTTCAAAATTCCGGTCCGGTCCAAAAAACGTCGTCGCTCGCTGAACAAATTCCGTTCCCGTTTTCCCGGTAGCCGCAAGGTATCTTGCGTAACGCCTCACGCCATCCAGCATGGCCTCTGGTGGCCCCCCCTCGCGTAATCTGGCTTTCCAGGCACTGAAAGCGGATTTCTTCGGGTTTGCCCCGGCACGCAACGGGTATTCCCGCCAGACCTGTTCGAACACATCAGGATAATCCACTCGTCCCACAGGCTGCCCGGTGTTTTCCGGGACTACCCGATCGGCTTCCCGCTGAATGGCGGAATCGGCTTCAGGCTGCTGAAGTTGGTGTGATTGCTCCTGCCTTGCGGTCATCACCTGCTGCACAGCGCCCGAATCGGCTTTCAGCGCATACGCTGAATCGGCTTCCGGTGTCGTGCCTGCGGGCTGGCCAGGAGTGACGGTCTGAACATCCCCTGCCTGGTTCGTGGCGTTTTTTACGCCATGGACCATAGTGTTTTGATCTTCTTGATCTGTATCTTTATCTGTATCTTTATCTGTCGTGACTCGTCGTGACATGTGCGTGACATTTCGTGACTCGCCGTGACAATCGCCATTTTGTTCCCGCTTTCTTTCCCTCTCTCGCTGCGCCCTCTTGCGCTCTGCCGGAGATTTTGCGGTTTGCGAAATATTGCCGTTGTCCTCTTTCAGCACCTGGCGTTTTTCCCATCCAGTGATTAAATCACCATCAAGTACCCGCCCCTGCATCGTCTGCAAAATTGAATCAATTACCTCTTCTGTCACGTCGAGCGCACTTGCCAAATCTTCTGTCGTGACATCAATGTGACCTCGCGTGACATTTCGTGACGCGCTCACCAGGAGGTGGATATACACTGCCATCACTGTTGCAATTGGCTGCCCTGACACCCTGGCAATTGTTCGCCACTTAGGGTCATTTGGCATGTCATGCCATAATCTGAGCCAGGCGTTAGCCATACTCACCTCTTCTGATACCGAATCTTTTTACTCACGAGTTGCCGGAAGCGATTCGATATGGCTATTGTCAGTCAATGTACTGCCACAGCATTTCCTGCCGGGCCACCACGGTTCATCTGATTGAAACCGGCGATTGCCACTGCGACAAAATCATCAGCGTCTCTCACCAGTCGCTCCCGCGTCTCCACCAGCTCCCGAAAATAAGCTGAACTGTGGCTGCGCATTCTGGCCACCAGCAAAGGTGGCATTGCCTTTTCGATCGCTGGTAACAACGCCTGAATTTTTTCAACTGCATCAGGGGTGTCTTTCTCTACCCAGCGGAAAATTTTCTGGGTATTGCGAGCCAGGGCTTCCGGATGGCTGTCGTCATACAGTTCCGGGAACGTCATTCCCAGCTCGAAATACGCTTTGGTAATTTTCGCAGCCGGTACTTTTTCGCCGTCCGGATGCGCCCAGGCATTCATCGCCATGCGGATGTGTTCATGCTTGATTTTCATGAATCCCCCCTTGGTTAGAAGGCGGATTATGATCAGAACCGGGAATGACAACCGTCGGTATGTGTAACTCATATTTGAGCGCCCCGGCAGTGACTGCCTGAATTAGCAACGCCCATTTCCACGGAACCTCTTCCCCCCACATGCTGACTGTGGTTTTTGACGTTCCTAGAGCTGCGGCTGTTTTAACAACTCCGCCAAAATAGCCTAATACTTCTGATTTTTTCATGAGTCGCTCCATAAAACTGAACGTCAAAAGTTTAATAATCAAAACCAAAGAAAGTCAAGAAACAAAACCATCTGTGTTTTAAAATCAAAACATGAGCAAGCAAACTATATCTGAACGCATAACCCAACGTATGCATGCGCTAAACCTGAAAGGCAAAGACCTTGTCAATGGCACTGGCGCATCAAAAGGCTCCGTAAGTCAATGGATGAACGGTGGAGGAGCGCCGTCCTCGCGTTACATAAGTTCACTGGCAAAAATATTGAAAGTAAACGAAAATTGGCTTCTTAATGGAGGAGAGTTAAATACAGGTGATTCGCTTGATCTATCTTTACCGCCGATAAAAACGGTTCCGCTACTATCACTTCAGCAGGCAGCAAACTGGAGTGATTATATGAAAAATTCCTCAATAACCTCTTGTGTGCAGCTTGTCGGAGAAATCCCGGTCAATACCTTTGCAGTTGTTCTAGAGAGTGACAGTATGTCAACATCTGGTGGGGGAGTTTCCATCCCAAATGGTTCAACAGTTTTTGTTGATCCCGATCGAACCGTACAACCAGGAAATATTGTCCTTGCCTTACCCAAAGGGACCACAACACCTGTCATTCGTAAACTGGAGAT